CCTCGGCGATTTGGACTGCGTCGATGATGACCCCGCGGACTGGGGTTTCAAAAATGACGCGGGCGGCGAGGGTGTAGAGGGACATTTGGTTGTGCGGGCCATATTGGTCGAAGTAGTATCGATGTCTGCAAGTGGATCGAAGACCATCTCGGTTTGGTGCCGATGCCTTGGCAACGTCAGGCGTTGACCGGCCAGTTGGAGTACGAGGTTCCGGGGTCGCCGTTGTCTCGCACCTCGCTCGTCTCGGTCGCTCGGCAGAACGGGAAATCGGTGTGTCTGGCCGGTCTGTGCGGTTGGTGGCTTACCCATATGGCCGCGATCCGGGGCACCCCGCAAACCGTGGTATCCACCGCACACTCCCTCGATCTCGCGGTATCCCTGTTCCAACAGTTGGCCCCAATCTTGGAGGCGCGGTTCGGGGCGAAGTCGAAGTGGTCTTACGGTCGGAACGAACTCACGATGCCTGACGGGTCGACCTGGCTGATCCGGGCCGCTACCCCATCGGCCGGCCACGGCCGGTCCATCGACCTCGTCCTCATCGATGAATGTTGGGATGTGTCCTCCGACGTGATTGACCAAGGACTCTTACCGGCGCAACGTGCCCGGAAATCTCCGCTCTGTTCGATGTGGTCGACGGCCGGGACGGAGGCGTCGGCCGCCATGCTCCGATGGCGCAGCTCTGGCCTCGCTGCGATCGATGCGGGGGAACCCGGCTCCCATTACTTCGCTGAATGGTCCGTACCCGAGGGAGTCGACCCATCGGACTCCGAGTATTGGCATCTTGCGAACCCGGCGATCGGTCACACGTTGGACCTGTCGGTCCTTGAGGCGGAGGCCGCCGGACCGAACCGGGCCGCGTTCCTCCGCGCCTCCCTCAACCTATGGGTGTCCTCCGATCGCGCCTGGCTAGATCCCGGGGTGTGGGACCGGGCCGTGACCGAGGCTCCCGCCGGCCCCCTCCTCTGTTTGGCGGTCGACTCGTCGCAGGACGGGCAACGATTCGTCGGGGTCGGTGCCCACGCGGGAGGCGACGGCCAAACCTTGGTCCGGGTCGAGTTCGTCGTGAATACCGAGGCCGAACTCTGGACACAGACCGAAACCCTCCTTGGTAGCACACCGGGAGCGATGCTCGCAGTGACTCCCGGCCTCCAAATCCACGTCCCGCCCGGACTGGAACGCCGAGCGACCACGGTCGGCTATGGCGAACTCGTCAAGTGGACCACGTTGGTAAAGTCGATGATCCTCGAGGGACGCATCGTTCACCACGGCCAACTCACCCTGTCGGAACATATGGGCCGGGCCGTCGCGGTCAAGACCAACAACGGATGGTCGCTCTCGTCACAGAAATCACCGGGGCCGATCGAGTTAGCCAGGTGCGCTGTGTGGGCGGCCGCATTGTCGACAAAGCCGAAGTGGACTTCCCGTCCGGCGATGGCAACCGCCCGCTCCTAGATTCTCTATCTCTAGCCGTGACGCACATCCGGTAGGGCCGGGTCGTCAGACTCGGCATATGGGGATTTTCTCCCGTCGCCAGACTGCGGCTATTCGCGCCACGGCCGGAAACTGCACGGCCTCCGTAGCCGCGGGCGGCCTCGCCCCGTTCCTGTCCGCTGTCGGGGTAGGGCGGGAACGGGCGATGGCGATCCCCACCATCTCACGATCCCGTGACCTCCTCGCCTCGATCATCGCTGAGTGTTCGATCGAGAAGTACTCGACGGTGTGGGATTCGGAGCTGGAGGAGATCGTGGAGATCCCACTCCAACCCGAGCAGTGGCAATGGACGCCAGATGCCAGGACGACCCGGTCCCAGTTCTTGGCGTGGCTATTCGATGACCTGTTCTTCTACGGCAAAGCCGCGCTCTATGTGACCTCCCGGTTTTCGACCGGGTTCCCGGCGTCGTTCCAGTGGCTCCCGTGGGAATACATGAGTCTCCAAGCCCCGGTGTGGGCGGGGAACATGCCGATCGGTCCGATCACTCAGATCATGTGGAACGGGACCGAACTCGCCGAACGAGACGTTGTGTTCTTCTGGTCCCCGATCCAAGGTGTGTTGCACACCGGCCGTACCGCCATCTGCACCGCCGAGAAACTCGATACCGCCGCCCAACGGTTCGCCTCATCTCCGGTAGCGATGGGATGGCTCTCGCAGACCGGCGGAGAACCGCTCTCCTCCGACGAGCTGCAAGACCTCGCCGATGGTTGGGTGGCCGCCCGGGACACAAACTCGATCGCCGCCCTGAACGAGTTCGTGAAGTGGAACGAGTCCACGATCTCACCTGACCGGATGCAGTTGATCGAGTCCCGCCAACACCAAGCCCTCGAACTGGCCCGGGTCTGCAACATCTCGCCGTTCTTGGTCGGTGCACCGTCGTCGTCGGGGATGACGTATCAGAACGCGCAGCAGGCCGCCGAACAGTTACAGCACGACGCCCAACCGTTCCTGTCCTGCATCGAGCAAACCCTTTCGGGGAACACGGTCACGCCACGCGGACAGATCGTCCGGTTGCGTCGCCTCATTGTCGACCATGCAGAAACACCCGCTCCGAGCCCGGAGGTACAGCCCGTATGAAAATCACCCTGGTACAGCCGATCACTCTGCTGGCGTCGGCCGGTGACGGTGCACCCCGCCGCATGATCGACGGTGTAGCGGTCCCCTACAACGTCGCCGCGAACGCCTCCACCGGGCCGGTCATGTTCGAGCCTGGCTCACTCCCGACCGACGGCCCGGCACCGAAACTGCTCCGTAACCATGACCCCGCCGACCCAGTCGGGATCGTTGTAGAGCGTGTCTCCACCGATACCGAGATGTTGTTCTCGGCCCGGATCTCTGCAACATCCGCCGGCGATGAGGCTCTCGTTCTCGCCGCTGACGGTGTGTACGACGGTGTATCCGTCGGGGTCGACATCATCCGACACCGTTTCGATAACGGTGTGATGGTCGTAGAGGCCGGAGAGTGGCGCGAACTCTCCCTCGTCACGTTCCCCGCATTCTCCGACGCACGAATCCTCGACGTGGCCGCCACCGAAGGCGACACCGTCGACAACCCCGACACCGAAGAAACCCACCAACCCGAAGAACCCGAAATCACAGAACCACTCACGGAGGTATCCGCCATGGCCGACATCGAGGCCGCAACCCATCAGACCGCGCCTCTCATTGTCGGTGGCGCACTCACCCGTCCCCGCACGGTCACCGCGGGCGAATACATCTCGGCGATGCTCACCGGCCGCCCGCTCCCCCAGATCCAGGCCGCCGACAACGTCCTCTCCGACATCGGCGGTCTTCTCCCTGAGCCGCTCATCGGTGATGTCTGGAATACCCAGTACGCGCAGCGGCCGCTGACCGACGCCGTGGGCACCCGGGCTCTCCCCGGCGGAGGTGAGATCTTCGTCCGCCGCTACATCTCTCAGCACACCGACGTAGCAGAACAGGTTTCCGAGTTCGACAACCTCGCGTCCGCCCCCCTGCAAGTGGCTCGGCAGACGTTCACCAAAAAGACATTCGGCGGTTTTGTAAACACGTCAAGCCAGGCCGGGGACTGGTCCGAGCCCGCACTCGTTCAGGCAATCGTCAATGACATGATCCGGCAGTACGCGCGCGCAACCGAGACCTACGTGGTGACTCAGATGACCACGGCCGCCAAGACAGCAGCGACCACGATTGCTGATTACACCGACGGCGATGAAGTTGTGGCCGGTCTCTACGACGGAGCCTCGGAAATGTTCGGCGCAACCGGCGCAATGCCAACTCACCTCATCGTCCACTCCGACGTGTGGTCACAGCTCGGCCAGGCGAAAACGGCGGGAGGCGCGTACATCTTCCCGTACCTGAACCCGTCCAACGCCGCCGGGCAGATGACCGGAGGCGCAGCAGTGATGAACGGGAACCCGCTCGGCCTGTCGCTCATCGTCGCTAACGACGTTGGCTCGGGTAACGCCGTCCTCCTCTACGGCGCCGCCCTCGAGGTGTACGAGGATCGTTCCCGTACCGGCGGTATCCGCGTCGAGAACCCGGCCACCGCGTCGGCAACGATCGGCCTGTGGGGTTACATCGCCGCCGACATCATCGCCCAGACCGGCGCGGCGACTTCCGACTACGCGCTGTTTCTCAACTAATCCCACCTACCCGGCCCGTACCCATGCAATACGTTCCCGTCTCTGCCGCCGCCCTCACGGACGACGTAGTCACGCTCACGGTTGCGTCCCTCACGGGACTACGGGCCGGGTACACGGTCACCGTCCAAGGTGTCAACACCGACGCCCAACCACACTTCGACGGTACTTACGTCCTCGTCTCCACCGACACCACCACCGTCGATGACGTAACGACGTACACCGTCACCTACGGCAAGAACCACCCATCCAATATCGCCGAGTTCGACTGTGACGGCCGGGTAACCCCGGTCTGTACCTGGGTAGATGACACGGACGTAGTCGAGTTCCTCGGCGTGATCCCCGCGACCGAAACCGACGAGGACTACCTGACCGGGTGTGTGGCGGCCGGGAATGATTGGGCGTACCGTCGCCGCCAAGCCGCCGGCTACGACGACTGGGCGAACGTCGTCCCCTCGGCCGATGTGCGCCTCGGAACCGTCATCTACTGCGCCGAGTTGTATCGAGGCCGTGGCTCCACCGACGGTTTCGCATCGTTCTCCGATATGGCCGCCCTGGCACCCGTCGGGATGAACGCCCAAATCCTCCGCCTCCTCGGCCTGAACCGTCCGAGGATCGCATGACCCTGATAGCCGACTCCCTCGCCGCGTTTGTCGAGCTGCTCACCGACGCACAGATCCCGGCGGTCACCGACCCCCGGAACCTCCAACCCCCCGGCGTCCTGGTCGATCTCCCCTCAATCCGGTCGGTCACCCAAGGGATCGTGGAACTCACCATCCCGGTCGTGGCGGTCGCACCCCCACCAGGGAACCAGGACTCGGTGAACCGGCTCATCGAACTCATGGACGAGGTATTTGCCGCTCTCGCCACTCAACCCATCTCAGCGATGGCGGCGGAACCCGGTACCTACAGCCTCGGCTCGATGGAACTCCCCAGTTACTCCACCACGGTCACTATCGCCTACAGAGAGGACGACTTCTAATGCCCGTCTATACCGGCCGCAATCTCACGATCACGATTAACTCGGTGGCCTACTCCGGTCAGGTCACCCAGGCGCGTGTAGTCCCGGCACAGAACACGAACCAGTACGTCACGCTGACCTCCTCTTTCGCGAAGCAGGAAGCCGTGACGTGGACGTTGGAGGTAACCGGATTCCAGGACTGGCTAACCGGAGTCACGCCAGGGTTCTCGTCCGCGATGTACACCGCAGCGAACACCGGCACCGCGATCTCGTTCTCGCTCGGCCTCGCCGCCGGAGCCTCCCGCACCGTCACCGGCAACATCATCCCGATCTTTTCCGAGATCGGTGGTGAGGCGACGGCCGCCCTCGAGCAGACCTACTCGTTCCCAGTCGACGGCGCACTCTCGCTGTCA